TCATCACCGATATTTCTCCAGCCAGAATTTTGATTACCAACGTTGTTGTTGCCGTTATTCATATGGCCGAAATTGGAATCCTGAATGTTATAGCTACCATAGTTGCAGTCGCCAATATTGCCATCGCCTTTATTAAAGTTGCCAATGTTCATAATGCCGGTGCTGGAATTGCTGATATTGGCAAACAGTTTTAATTCTTTCTCGGAAAGTTCTTTGACAATGCAGAAGTGGTTTGTGGCACCGAATTTATCACACAGAAGAATCTTATCAAGAGCAACGATTTCAACAAAGGAATAATTTTCCAGATGATCATTGATTTCATCCAGGCCAGGAATAAACCAATACGCGAGGTTAGAAAAGAAACGGAACGAACTCCAGAGGTCCAACGATTCATTCAGATAATAATCTTCGCCGCAGCAGTAAGGCGTTTCACGGCTGTGCATTCGACCATTAGGGCTTGACATAATTTGTGTTCGACTTTTGTTAAGGACCATATAACCTTTCTGGGGACCGGATACTTCTTTGGGCTGAACCTGATTCCATTTATCGAAAATAGACATGATAGTAATTCCTTTCTTGAATCACTTTTTGGTTCGGTTAATGCACAGCGGCGAGGACGGGGGCGGCGGCACAGCAGAGGGTTTTGCAGCCGATGACGCGGCCTTGGGTATCGCGGACCATGCAGCAGGGGTAAAAGACATCGGAGCGGGTGGGAACGCGGGAGGCAACAAGCGCACTGACAATGTAAATCGTATTGGGCATGGGGTTTGGCAGGTTTTCGACATCGCCATAGTAAGAGTGGGAGATGGGGATGGTTACACCGGAAGCGGTGGTGAATTCGCCGTCGGAGATGGATTCAACATAGACG